TAACATTCAATCATTGCTTGTTTAGTTTGATCTGCTGCTGAACCCTGAATTAGTCTATTTAAAGCTTTATATGTAAAAGCTCTACGAATATTGTTACCGTAAACAGCCTTAGCCTCCTCATATTGCATTGCCTTATTCATTCCGAAGGTAGAGGGCTCCCACATGTCAAATCGGCATTTACGACCCCTTATTGTTCGAATAAAGCCATATTTAGAAGCAGAGTTAGATACCTCTGTAGCCAATTGCTTCACAAATGGCACTCTTTCTCCATATTTTAACAATAATTGTTCTGCTCTATCTTTAGAAATACCTAATTCTTTAGCTAATTTAGCTTTACCCATACCATAAAATAGGCCTAAGTTAATAGTTTTAGCTTGGTTTCTAGTAATTTGTGCCATATCTGCAACTATTTGGTGAAAATCAGCAGACTCATTTTTATAAGCTTCTATAAATTCTTTACTACCTGAGAATTCGTTATTAGTTGAAGCAGCATAATGAGCTACAATTCTTGGTTCTTGCTGTGAGTAATCAAAACTACCCCATTGTCTACCTTCTTCAGGTAAAAATAAACTTCTAATTTTATTGCCATATTCTTTGTTCCTTGCAGGAATCTGTTGTAAATTGGGGTTAGAATAGGACAGTCTTCCTGACACAGTTCCCCCTTGGTCAGATCTTAGTTGATTTATTTCCGAATGTATTCTACCTTTGTGAACATAACGTTGAATGGAGTCTATGAATGTTGAATGGAATTTATTTATTTCTCTTGCTTCTCTTATTAGTTGCGCTATCGGGTTATCACAATTTACTAGCCAATTTTGGGTAAAACTAGGTTCTCCGGTTTTCGGTGTCCGTGGGTATTCAACACCTATTCTATCAAATACTTGCGCTACTGATCGAGCTGCCCAAATATCTACACTTAGTGTGGTCTGAGATTTTATCTTAGACAAAACCTCAGACTCCTTTTGTTTAAATTCTTTTTTTAATTTAGCAGCTTGTTCTTCGTCAACTCTTATTCCTTTTCTTCTTGTTTCAATCAATATAGGTAATAGCTCCATTTCCATTTCCCACACATCATTTAAACTTTGTTTAGATATTTCTGTTTTAAATCTATCCCACAAACGTAAAGTCAAACCTGCATCTTGTTCAGCATAAAAACCAACATAACCCGCAGGTAGTTTCCATAGATCAGCTTTTGGATCTATACCCCACTCTTTTGCTTTTTCATTTAAGAATGTTTCATTTTTAATCTCACCTAAATAATCTTTAGCACAGGCATTCAAACTAAAACTATATCTGTTTTCATTAATTAAAGCTGCAGCAATCATGGTATCAACAATTTGTCCTTTGATTTCAAAACCATTTATTAATAACCAACCCACATCATAACTTGCATTATGAAAAATTTTAGTAGCTGGTAAATTTAAAACATCTTGCATCCATGCGCAGGTTATAGATAAATCCATGTTACCACCTGCATCGTGTTGAATAGGAAAATACCACTGTTGTCCAAGTGCAGCTACTGCAAAACCTACAATACCACCATCAAAAGTTGCCCAACCTGGTCCTTTTGTTTTTATATTTGGATCTTTTGTCTCCAGATCAATTGCTATTTCTTTTGCCTGTCTTAAATCAGGATATTCTGCAGGAGCTATCCAATCACTGTCGTTGTATATGAAATTAAGTTGATGAGTCATTTATAATATATCTTATGATAGTTGTTGCTGGGTTTAGATCGTAATCTTTAACACACCCATTTAAGAGAATAAAAATACCAGAAATAAATATTATTTTATAAATCTTCATTATTCCAAAAATGTAAAAGCATGCACACTATACCAAATATTATTAATATCAAGGAGATTGAAAATAGCCATTCCATTACTGTTTCTTTTTACTAAAATTAGTATCCTCTATTACTTTCATTGTTTTAATAGGAAGTCCTAAATGAAAAATGTAACATTCAGCACAATAATAATCATACTTGTGAACCACTACTGCTTCGACTTGTTTGCATTTTTCGCAGTAAATAATTTCTTTCTTTTTTTGTACCACGAAGTATCCCTCCCGTTTTCTAAACACCAGAAATAATGATTTTCTAAAAGTTTTTCTGATAATCTATAATCTTCTTCAATCATTTTTTTCCTCTTCTTTTATATGTTCAATTTCTAAATCACAGTAATGTTTAATTTTATTAAGATCTTCAATTGATTTACCTTTAAATAAATATCTACATACATATTTAATTACATTTGCTTGAAATGGATTAAGACTATTCTTTCTAATGAATGTCCAGGGCTGAATCAAAAAGTGTTTATAGTGAGATCCTCCAACCTGAGTATCTTGTGGAAAAGTTTCATCAAACATATCTTTATCTGTCATATTTTAAACTCCTGTAATATTTTTAATTTTTCTTCAGCGTTTGCAATTTTTTCGACTAGTTTGTCAGCCTCATCAACATGCTGCGGGTGTTCACCTATTGCTACAGGTTTCTCTAAATAAATTTTTAATGTAGCCTCAGCTTCTGATATTTGTGCATTGTATCTATCTTCAAGTGCATTTAAAATTAATTTTCTAAACATAATTAGCCTCGTATTGTTTAAAATACTTTCCTAATGGAAAGTTATATTGATGATAAGTGCCTAACAAGTGTAAAGTTTGTTTAGATCTTGTTGCACCTGTGTACCATACTCTTAGTTCTTTTACCTTATCTGCTAAATTTTTTTTATCAAAATGAGATGGAAAGTTACATTTGCTTGCTAAAACTACATTATCTGCCTCTCCACCTTTTACTTGGTGTATTGTATCGATAATAATTTTTGGTGGTTGAGTTAAATCTACGCCTTCATTCATAAGTTTCTGAAAGTATTGTTTATCCTTATCTTTAAATTTTCTCTTAAACACTTGATTCCATAAACCTTTTTCATCTCGCATACCACACCTTAAATGTAATTCATCAAATGTAAACACTTGATTTGGATGTGCAAAACTCCATTTTTTACTGTCCGATGACCGGTATCCGTGGTCTATATTTAATAAATATTCATACATTGTTACAGCTTCCTCTCTGTTTATGCTGCCACCATCACATATTTTTTCCCAATGTTGTATTGCGTAAAATTGATTTGGATCAAATGATTTATTATTCTTTTGATCTTGATAATACAGGCCAAGATTTTTTGCTTCTGTTTGTAATTCTTTTTTTACATCATTTATTCTTGCAAGCACCATCCAACTACCATCCATATCCCAAGGAACTTTTTTTAAACCATTCCATCTATATACTGCACCCTCCTTATCATTAGAATAAAATTCTTTTGGTACTCTGCTATCACCCATTGAATGTAACAAACATTTAGAAAAGAAATGTATATTTTTATTCAATCTTACAGATTTTTTTAACACAAGTGATTTACCAGGAAATGTTTGAAACAAAGTTACATCAGCACCATTCCATTCATAAATTGCTTGATCATCATCTCCTGCAATATAAACACGTTCTACACCCTCAGACATTTTAACTACCATGTCCCATTGTAAAGGTGTTAAGTCCTGAGCTTCATCAACCATCAATACTTTAAAAGGTACAACAAGACCATCATCTATAAACTTCTGCACCATGTCTGTAAAATCTAACCTGTCCGGTGTCCGTTTTCCATTTTCCAATTCCATTGTTTTAAATTGTTCGTATCCTGCAATAATTGATTTAAATTGCTGTAACCTTACACTCTTTCTAGATTGTTGTTTATACAACCACACAGGATCTACTTTCATGTTTCTTGCCCTGTCATATATTTGAAGAGACCAGTTGTTATAAACTTTTTGATCGTCATGGCCATCTTTGTAATTAATTTTTATTGTTCCGTATTGTGTATGAAACATAAGCATATCAGCTTTTGGATCTAATACAGGAATCTCAGCAAACTGTTGCCTTGCTAATGAGTGAAGTGTTCTAAAATATTTAAAAGCATCTTCATCATAACCTTTAAACTTTTGTCTAACTCTAGTTACACATTCATTTACTGCTTTGTTTGTAAAAGATACGTAGCATATTTCATCAGGAGAATAGCCCTTTTCAAGATAACGTTTTACACGTTTCAAAAGGTTCTCTGTTTTTCCAGTGCCTGGTGGTCCAAAGATCTTAATTGTCTTCCCACGCAGCCTTTGCTTTAACGAATTTGACATCTTTATTTTTATGCTCACTTTGTTTTGGTAGAGTCACAACCCAATGTCTAGATTGAATTCCCTTGAACTTAGCTTTGGGTTTAGCTCCACCTTGTTCTAAGAATCTTGTACATTCTTTTTCATTCCAATTGTAACTCATTTTTTTCATAAAAGCTCTAAACGTCTCAAGTTTAAACCTCATTTCTGTTTCATCACGCCATATATTACCACTATCTATCTGGTCAAATTCTGTAGTATCTTCAACATCTTCTAAGAATCTACCCATTCTAGAATTAAATACATCGCTACTTTCCTCTCCTGCATCAAAACCCTCCATATCTTGTTTGTTAGATATTAA